GTTAATGGCATCGCTAAATCTGCCCAAATTTTGCCACCACACTCTTGCCATAATCTTGAGAAGTAATAGTCCTCTGATAAGTACCTTATTTGATCTTTTGTTTTGTATGGACCTACGGCAAATAAATCATAACAATTGTCAGACTTATAATATCCACCGTTTACTATTTGATCTGACTCATACTTGCGCTCTGGAAACTTTTTAAACATGGTTCTAAAGACTTCTCGTTTTACTAACATCATTCCCGTTGCTGCTTCATTAACTGGAAAAAAACCATTTTCTCCTTGTAATTCTTTTGGATTATCAAAATTAACATTATAGCCTAAAGCTTTAGCTTCTATTTCATCGGGCTGTGCATTAGGGTTTTCTTCTAATATTTTTTTTATTTTTTCCAAATAAATATGTTTTCTAGGATAAATACCACAAACAATATCTTTATCTGCGCATAATAATCTCTCTATGTTTTGCCATTGAAAACCTATATCAGCATCTATAAATAAAAGATGCGTAGCAACATAATCCTTTTCATCCATCATCATGGATACAATTGTATTACGTGCCCTTGTAATTAAACTTTCATTACCCATAGATTGAAATCTAAGACCAACTTTTTTACTCATTGACCATTGTTGAAGCTCTAATAATCCATGAACCGTAGCCTCTGAAACCATTCCACCATACATAGGCATTCCTAAAAATATTTTAAAATTCTTATCTTTGAGTTCTTCTGGTTTAATCATTATTGTCCCTTTCTGGAAATATATTAAAGTTAACGACATATCTGTATGGAGAATTTATGGGAAATCCAGCGGCGTGTGTAATAGCACCATCAAATACAAGTAGTCTATTTTCCTTCGGTGATATCCTATTTAAAACAGAATAGTCTTTTTCATTTAGAAAAAAAGTATCTCCGTCACAATCATGTAAATAAAAAATTAATACTAGGTGACGTTTACTTGTATCTGTATGAGGCCCATCAAAGGAGTCTTTATTTGTTTTTGGTGTAGGTAGTTTAAGATTTATTTTAGCTCTATGAACTATAAAATTAGTTTGATACCTTAAAAGTTTATACAAAACTGAGCCTACCATTAAATTATAATAAGGTGATTTATGATCTTTTAAATGAAATGCAGTAGAAAAAAGAGGAGATTCTGTTTCTAATTCTTGATGATACAAGACATGAACTAATTGAGAGGACCTTATAATATTTTTGTTTTTTGTTTGTTTAATTTTTTTTTCAATGAATTGAGATGAACCCGCAATGCTATCCCCGCAAAAGGATAAAGGAAGCATACGATTGTTTACAACTTCTTTTTTTATTTCATCAATATGTTCATATGATAAAAAATTATCTATTACCATATATTTATCTTTTTTTATCTTATCAAATAAATTCATTTTCTTTTGGAACTCCATTCTTTACGTGTAATTTTAGATTTAACTTATCCATAAAAAAGCTACTGTCTTTAACAGTAAAATATAAATAATTATTAGTTTCATTATGTAAATTAGTATCTTCTTCTAATTTAAAATTTTGTTCTACCCATTCTTTAGGATGTTTAATTATTAAATTAAGAAAACCAGGAGTGAGAGAAATAAAAGATTTTGGATTCATTTTTACATATTTACAATCTTCATAACAAACTTTTATATTTTCAAAATTAGAATCTATAAATTTTTTTGATTTCCAATATTTTAATTTTGATAAGTTATTCATTTTTTAAAAATTCTTGTTTAATATTAAAGGCAATAGAATATCGAGGCTTTTCGTAATTTTGAATACCTACTTGATGCTTAACTAAACTGTGAAATAAATACAAAGAATTTTCTTGCAAAAGTTCGACATGATTAAAATCAGGAAGTGTCATGACAGTTTCATCAGGAATAGTTATATAATATACACCTGACCAAGTAGATGGACCATGAGTGTGCATATTAGTAAAGTCACCCTTTTCATGACGCATTGCCCATGCCTCAAACAAATGATAATCAAAAGCCTCATTAGGAACACAAGCCCGTAAAGAGTAAAAAGTTTGAGCACTTTCAATTACGGAATTAAAAAAAGGCTGAAAAATTTCATATTCAAAAAGATCAAACCAAGAAGTCATATTAGCTTTTACATTTGTTGATTTATTCATTTTATCAGTTTTAGTTAACTCTTTTACAACATCTAGCATTTGACTTCTATACTCTTCGTCAAAAATATTATCTACCACATAAACAGCAAAGTGAGAAAATGGGTTGTTTTGTATTAATCTAGTTCTCTTCATAAAAACTATACCATCCTGTCACTATATATTTTTCTTTTGTTTTACTAATAACCCCTCTATGAAAGTGAGTCCATGTAGCGGGCCATATGATTGTTAAACCTTTTTCAGCAGCTGTCTTAATATTTTGATGAAAAAATTCTGTGCCTCCATCCTCTATGTCATTTAAGTAGGTCATGAATACTAAATGTCTAAACAAGCTATGATTACCTCCGACATTCTCTGTATGCCAGACTTTAAAACCGCCATTCACTGGATAATACTGCATTGTCATATCTTCAACAATACCGAAACGTGCAACCTCATTAGCATATTTATATTTTTCTAAATATTTTGTTAAAATATTTTGAAGTTCTTTTCTATACACTCCAACAACATTATCAAAATTACTAGAACCTAAAGGTAGATCGACACTTTCTTTTACATCGTTATCTTTTTTTGCACCATCATAAGTACCGACTGTTCCAAAATGTGAATATTTTTTATTGTATTTAAAATATTCTATTAGTTCATCACAAAGATTTTTTGGCATAAACCATCCACCAATAAATGAACTGTTTTTAAATTTTTTTTCTTTTATTTGTTCTTGAACCAACTTGGTAAACCTATCATTGGTTTGCTATCGTATAAATTCTCAGAACCAAACTGACCATTTTTATCATTATAGTGCATAAATACTTGACCGCAGTCATAGCCTTGAAAGGGTTCTCTCCAATGCTCTACATGAGTGCCTCTATATATAAGCATATCTCCTGCATTTAAATTAACTTGAACACCTTCTTTACCAGTTTCACCAGAGGGCTCTAAATATATTGGCCAAGGATCTCCTCCAAGGTTTAATGTGCAAGATATTTCACAAGACGCTCTATCCTTGTGTCTATGTAAAGTATCTCCATACTTATATATTCTTGAATAAGTGTATGTTGGAACAAGTTCTTTTCTTGTAACTGCTTCCATTAATGGCAAAAGTCTTATCATTAATGTTTCCATTACTAAATCTGCATAGTGTGAGTATGTATTAGGTATTTGTGCATCGTTCCATGTCCCCCATGAACCATCAAATGGAGATAGCCATTGAGATTGAAAAAGATGTTCTGTTACTTTTCTTTTGTTTTGAAAATAAGAATAAGCAAAGCCAACTAATTCCTGAGAAATAGCTTGTCTAACCACAGCATAATTATTTTTTTCAAATATTTCTTCTTTTTTTATTTTTTTCATTTTACTCCTTTATATAAAACGATTGCCACACCACCATAACACGATTGAATATCTAGTTCCTTTTTTTACAGGAGAAACACGGTGTTTTACAAAAGAAGGAAAAACTGTAACAGTTCCTTTTTGTCTCGCTTGATTTATTGTTTTTTCTTCTCCATCTATAATAACTTGAAAATCTCCTCCTTCGTATTCAGTGCCATCAACTAATGAGATAGTCATTGATAATTTTCTTATCATGTTGTGATATGGAAAATTTGGAGCATCATATGCTTTATGATTTGAATCATAGTGCCAATTATAATGTTGTTCTTTGCCATACTTAGTCCATTGAGCCTCTTCGTGAGCAAGCAATTCAAAATTCCAATTAGCATCCCCGTTTGCTTGTTGCATCCAAGGTGTAATTGTTCGCATAACCCAAGGTTCATTTATCCAAGTAACATTAGAGTTTCTTACTTTATGTAATTTTTTTAAATTTTCTTTTGACTGTAGATCTTCTTCATCAATTCCAGAAGTAGTTCCAATTTTTTGCTTCTTTGATTCTCCATATTTAACTAATTCATCACAAAAATGAGAGGATAATGCGGATTGATAGCACCAATAATAATTTTCTAATATCATAAATTTCTTAGGATTAATTTATTATATAGTATAAAAAAATCAACTAGATTCTGGTTGCTCCAATCTTATTGATAAATGTATAAGAGGACTTTGATTCATATTCTTTGATAAGCTGTGATTTAAATAAGATGGAAACACAATAAAATTATTTCTTTTTAATTCTAATTTACAATATCTATCTTTTAATTTATCACCATATTTAAATATAATATAAGAGGGAATTTCTCCAGATTCAATTGTATATATTACAGAATAATCAGGAGATTGATGTAAATTATTATCATCCATATGATTATGTAAACCCACACTTTCATTAAAATATTGAACAATTGCAGATTTTTCTCGCATAAGAATTTTTATCTTATGCTCAAATTTAATAAAATCTCTAATATAATCGTATATCCACATAACATGTTTATGATCTTGGAAATTTAAATAATTACTATAATAAGAAGCAACATTTTCACTTTGAAAATTATCAACACTTCTATTTAAAATGAAGTTTTTTCTTAAATTATCAAAATCTATTTTGTTAGATAACAGACTAGGTATTTTACCTTGATACAAAGATATCTTTGTAAGATTAATTTCTTTCATAAATTAGGTTATTTGAACCCAATCAGTATTAGTTTCATTCCAATAATAAGAATTAGAATCGTCACTATATTCCCATCTGAGGTTTGTTTCATTCCATCTTGGCCAAATAGTATTGTTTTCATCTTTTACATTCACAGTCGAAGGAAATGCAACAGGTGGCTCCCATTGGCAAGTTGTTTCATTTAAAGTAAAAGATTCAAAAGGTTTTGGCGAAATAAAAGCATCTCTATTAATGTCGTAAGTATAACCACTAGAAGGATAATTTTTTCTAAAAGCTTTTGTTTGATCAGTAGCTAAGGTATTGTCTGTATTGTAGTATTTACCACCTTTTGTATTGTAAGAACATTTTTTCCATAATGACCAACCGTGAATGTTTTCTAAAAAAGCTCTGCCAGTCTCTTCATTTTCTACTCCCTCTGAATCAATACAATCACTGTTAGCAACAACTTCAATACTTATAACATTGTTGTTTTCATCTAATTTTGCATAATGAGCCATTTTTTACCTATTGAAATTTATACCTTATTATAACTTTACCTGAACCACCCGATCCAGAATTATTAGGGTTTCCCCATGGTCCACCACCGCCACCACCAGTATTTGTTTGACCTGATTGCGCTGTTTCTGAACTACCTGGAGCGTTTGGAGTTGCTCCAGTAGCACCTTTGCCACCACCACCAGCTCCTCCAAAGTTTATTTTGTAATTGGTTCCACCACCGCCACCACCACCGTAGTTGATTGATGAACCAGTGATACTAGAAGCTCTTCCATCACCACCATTTGATGCGTTAGGATTGGGAATATTTCCTGTAACTCCTGGTGCTCCAGAACCACCACCTCCTCCTGTTGCTTTTCCCCCTGGTGCGGTTGAACCTCCACCAGGAAATCCTTGAACTGGAGTTGCGGGTGCTGATTTAGGAGGAGTGTTTCCTGCACCACCACTTTTGGGACTCGGAGTAGAAAATCCTGCACCACCACCTGAGCCACCTGCAAAAGTTCCAAGTGGATCTGTGTAAAGATATCCTCCAGCGCCACCGCCACCATCAGATGTTATACCTAAAGCAGAACTACTCTGTCCCTGATTACCAGGCTGATTCTGACCAGAAGTCATAGAACTTCCTCCACCACCACCTACCGTAACAGGATAGCTCGTAGCACTAACAGGTTGACCACCTGTGGCTGGACTTGGAAAGTTTCCGAGTTGACCACCGCCACCTCCTCCACCACCAACAAATCCACCACCTGAGCCACCCCCAGAAACAATCATGTATTCAACTGTTGTGGATCCTGCGGGGTTACCTGCTTGAGAAACATTAAATGTTCCTGACGAATTAAAAGTATGAATTTTAAAATCACCTGATGTTTGAACACTGCCACCAGTTGCAGTAACAAATTGAGCATTAGATTTACCTTGAAGATTAGACATTGCAATTGCACCAGTAGGGACTTCTGCTAGTCCTCTTACAGGAGCTGCATTCATATTAATTTGAGTACCAGGAGTAATGTCTAATTCAATATTAACGTCATCTAGACTAATTTGACCTGAAGGTGTAGTCATGCTTTATTCTCCCTTCTTGAGGTCATTAACTTGTAGCTGTAAATCCTTTACACATTCGATTAATAAAGCACATAGACGATCATATTTTACGGCTTTAACACCGTTAGGTCTTGTGCCTACGACCTCTGGTAAAACTTTTTCAACATCTTGAGCGATAACACCGACATCTGTTTTACGAACAAAGTAACCATCTTCTCCACCATTGTTATCAATCCAATCTTGTTTCCAATCAAAAAGCACACCGTTTAACTGTTGTACCTTATCCATTGGAGAATCAATGTTGTGAATATTTTCTTTGAGTGCTACGTCTGAAGAATAGAAAGCAGTAATGTCATCAGTTGCTCTAATTTGACCATCTGTTGAACCCGCATCAGTGCCAACTCCAAGACCACCATTTGAAATCATAACACCAGCAGCCGTTGTTTCGATCATTTTTACATTGTTATGATAAAGTTCTACTTGACCATCGCTTATCGCTTTTATCTTTATTTTACTTGCATCTTCGTTTCTAACTTCAAAATTTGCATTATTTTGAATAAGTAAATTTCCACCACCTTGTTCTTTGATGATAGAATTTGAGCCATCGTGTCCGATAAGCATATCAGTTCCTGCTCCAAAATTAATAAAATCATTATCACCTAAGTTGACGTTAGCAGTGAATGCCTGATCACCTGTAATATTCACTGAACCATCAGCTAAAACTACTCCAGATAGTCTTGCGTTATTGAGTGTACCTGTTAAAGATCCTGCGTCTGTGGATGAAGAGATTTCTACATTAAAGTTTGATGCACCATCACAATACACAGAGGTTTTAGCTCCTTGTGTAATCACAACACCGTTAGCTTGATGTCCTGTAGCTGCGATAGTTAAAGTTTGTGAACCTGTTGTATTATTAAAAAATGTATATTGGCTTTCAGTAGCAGGAATAAATACGACAATATCTCCTGTCAAAGCACCTGTTAATTCAATTGTTTTGTTAGAAGATTCGGCAGCGGGATCTGCGTTTGCAGTAGATAATGTGATATTTGCAGAACCTGCAACTGATTTTGATAGATAACCAGCTCCAAAAGCATCTAAAACATCTAAATTATTATTAGTATTTGTACCCCAGGTATTGGCGTTAGCGCCAGTAGCCATTTTTTCTAGTTTAAAATTACTTGAGTATGTACTTGCCATTTTTTTACCTCACTAAAATATATCCTTTTTTGTTATTCAAGCAACACTTTTTATGCTGCGTCTACCTCTGTCCAAGTGTTACTTGCTCCTGTTACCACATTCGCCCAAGGTGTAGCAAATGGGTTACCTGTTACTATAGATAAGTCAAGTCCTGTAAGATTGACTGTGGCTCCTCCTGTTGTTGTCTCACTACCTGTTGCGAAAGACAAAGCTACCGTGGAAACATTAACAACCACGCCAGTTCCAACCTCAATTGTAGGTGTGCCTAAGGCAGTAGACATATTGATTCCAGTAGGAACCACATCGGCTACTGTTACAACTGTTGCCGCACCAGCAGTCATTGTCATGGTAACAGGTATGGGATCTATTTGAGTAAATATATCAATAACAGGTGTGCCTATAGCAAAATCTAATTGATCAGATGGAGCTACGACTGCAGCACTGCCCTCACCTGATACTGTGACACCTGATAAAGCCGAGCTTATGGCTAAACCAGTTGGTTCAACCAACGCTGTAGCTCCAGAAACACTTAAAGAACCTGGGACTGTTGTCATGGTGACAGGTGTAGGTGTAACAATGACACCAGTTCCGACTTCTTGAGTTGTAGTGCCTAAGGTGGTAGACATTGTCACGCTTGTGACGTTTGTAATAAATTCTATATTTTCATTCCAAGCAAATGATCCCCAAGTCGATCTACCCCAACCTGCATCAACCGTTCCTGAGGCAGTTTCGTCTCCTTGTGCAAAAGATATAGAAAGGCTACCCGCAACAACACCAGCGCCTTCATTTACGGTTACTCCAGATAACTGTGTCTCAAAAGATAAACCAGTAACAGGAAATATAGATTGTTGTTCAGCCTGTACTGTGCCTAAGGCTGAAGTTATTTGAAGTGAGTCTAATGTAACTAAGGCGTTTGCTTCTACGTTTTCCGTTCCTAATGTAAAAGAGGAAGATAATCCTGTCAAACTTACAGGAGCAGGTCCACCCCAAGATCCGTCATTCCATGCTTGTCTTCCCCAACCTTCTAGGGGATTTGTGACAGCAGCAGAACCTCCCATTCCTGAGTGATAATTACAATAATAAAAAAGACTAGGAGTTGTAGCTACAACAGATATTGTAATACTACGTGTGGAATATGAGTCAAAGTTTGAAATATAATCAGATGCGGAGACGGTAGATCCGTCTCCTTTGTAAACTACATTTGTGTCGTAACGAGTTCCATAACCGTGAGTACCATCCGATGATTCACTTAATAATAAAGGATGTCCATTATTTGACGAATCATCTTGATTAAAAGTAAACGAATTATTAATGATGAGCGATAGACTCGCTTGTTGAACACCATCAATATAATACTTATTACCACCAGCGGTGCTTTGTACCGTGACTGTATAAGTGGTCATTTAGACCTCCTATGAAAGTCTTAATATAGCACTTGAAGCATCATTGGTTGGGAATGCGATTGTGAATGTACCGTTTGTTGATGTCTTTACACTTCCAAAATCAAGAACACAAATAGCTGCGTTT